CCAAGAACCTGCGCGTCTATGTGGGCTTGAACACCTATACCGTCGATGCCACCGTGAAGCTGTTCCAGAACGGGACTGCCGTCTCCACCGTGACGGTCACAGCCTCGGCCGCCAATCAGTGGTTCGAGAACACAACCGACAGCATCGTGTTCGACGACAACGACGAGTTCTCGTTCGAGACCGTCGGCGGCTCTACAGGCAGCGCCACATTCCACATGGTAGGGATTACCTTCGCGCCGGAGTCCGCCGCCGTCGTCATGCCACCGCCGCCGACTGTCGTTTTACAAGCCGTGCATCGCGCGGCATTTTGGTAAAGGAGTTAGCACGTGGATGCGGTCTACATCACAAAAAACACCGTTTTCGCCGCAACAGCGGGCGCCAAGACGGTCCTGAAGCTCATCACGCCGACGGGCTTCTTCATCAAGGCGCACGAGATCGGCGTATCCATGGATGGTGTGACGGCTACGGCGGTGCCGGCCACTTTCGAGTGGGGCACCTCGGATGAAACCACAGCGGGCACCTCAGTCGGTACTCCGGTAACGACGCAAATCAAGGGGCGTACACAGGCCCACGGCCTAACGGTCGGGCAGAACTTCTCCGCCGAGGGCACCACGTACACGATCCACGCGGGCGTCTTCGTCCCGCAATTCATGGGCGTGTTCATCCGGCAAATCCCGCTCGGGCTGGAAGAGGAGTCGCCCGGCGCAGATGCCGCGGATTCGTTCTTCTTGAGGATCAACGTCAGCGCCAATGTGAATGTGCTCGCCTACATCAAGTGGTCGCGGGGATAAGGGGTATAGCCCATGGCCCGCCTCGGCCGCGCCCAACCCTTCCCGGTCAACGTCTCGCATAGAATAGGTTCCTATGCCGAGATCACCGGCACGATCACGGCGAGCACTACCGAAGGCGACATCGTTGCCGGCGGCAAGACGATCATCATCACCCTCATCGCCGATGAATGGGTCGCGGCCGGTGCGCCTTTCGATGGGCAACGGCAGAACATCATCAACGGCCTCGATAGCGCCCAAGCCGAGGCGACCGGCTGGAATACCGTGGTGCGCGACACCGAGCCGGTCGCTTCGGTCGTCCGCACGTCGGCTACCGTCGTCACGATCACGCTGGTTGCCCATGCAACCTACGACATCACGGCGCCTGAGACGATCACGGTTACGGTGCCAGGAACGGCGTTGCTGGGGACGGTCGATATTACGGCCACGCCGACGTTCACGGTGTCGGAAGTGACTCTTGGGCAGCCGTATCGCAAGCGACTGGGCGGCGTGCCCTTCGTCGCCCATCAAGCGAGGGTCTGGTAAATGGCCGCCACCGACGCGAGACCCGTTCCGCGCAAGAACATCGCCTATCGCGTAACCTTTCCGATCTTGGATGCCGATGGGGATTTGGTCACAGGCGCCGCCTCGCTCGACAGTGAGGTGTCGATTGACGGTGGCACCTTTGCCGACGTGACGGCTGAGGCGACCGAGATTGCGACAGCGAGCGGCGTCTACTTCCTCGACCTGACGGCCGCCGAGATGAATGGGGATACCATTGCCGTGATTGTCAAGACGGCAACAGCGGGCGCCAAGACGACGACCATCGTCATGTATCCCGAAGAAGCCGGCGACTACCGCGCCGACGTGGTGCAGTGGAACGGCTCGGCGGTTGCAACGCCAACTGTCGCGGGCGTGCCCGAGGTCGACGTTACCCATTGGATTGGAACAGCAGCGGCAACCCCAACTGTTGCCGGCGTGCCCGAGATCGATGTGACGCACTACGGCGGGACGGCCGGCACGTTCGCCGCTGGCCGCCCCGAGGTCAATACGACGCATTGGCGAGGCACCGCCGCCGCCGTTCCCACCGTGGCCGGCGTTCCGGCCGTCGAAACCATCGATATTTCCGCCGCCGGCCAGACCGACATTCGCAGCGCCGTGGGCTTGGCCGCCGCCAACCTGGATACTCAACTGGATGCTTTGCCGACTGCCGCCGAGAACGCCGATGCGGCATGGGACGAAGATGCGACGGCTCACCAGACGCTCGGCACCTTCGGCCAGGCCATCGGCGATCCGGTGGCGGATACGAATACGATCTACAAAGCCGTGGTGACGGATGCGGCAGGCGCCACCGTCGGCGTCGATGTCGTCGCCGTGCAGGCCGATACCGACAACATCCAGACGCGGCTTCCGGCGGCTCTCGTCGGTGGCCGTATGGACTCCGATGTCGCCGTAATGCAGGCCAACACACTTACTGCAAGCGCCTTGGCGGCGGATGCCGCAACGGAAATTCGCTCTTTGGCCAGCGGCACGGCTGACAGCGGCTCTACAACGACGATGGTCGATGCGGCGCGCACCGAGGCCGATACGGATTATTGGAAAGGTGCCATCATCGTCTTCACATCCGGCACGTTGCTGGGCCAGGCTCGATTGATTACGGCCTTCAATTTCACCACCGATACTATCACCTTTGAGCCAGCGACCACCATCGCGGTCGGAACCCACACCTACGAAATTTGGCCCGGCGCGGCGGTCAATGTGCGGCAATGGCTCGAAACCACGGTGGCGACGCCCGACACCGCCGGCCATCCAAAAGTGACGATCAAAGATGGCGCTGGTGTCGGCGAGATCAACACGAATGCAGGTAAGGTCGTCGGCGTCGAACTTGTGGATACGTTGACCACCTACACCGGGAATACGCCGCAGACCGGCGACAGCTTCGCGCGGCTCGGTGCCCCTGCCGGTGCATCGGTGTCGGTCGATATCGCGGCCATTGAGGCGCAGACCGATGACATCGGCGTTGCCGGCGCCGGGTTGACCGCTATCCCGAGCATCCCCACCGTTACCGGATCGGTCGGAAGCGTGGTGGGGCTGACCGCCGCGACGGTTCATGCCGACCTTGACGACATCCAGGCCCGGCTCCCAGCGGCGCTCGTCTCTGGCCGCATGTCAAGCGATACGGTTGCAATCAGCGGCAGCACCGAGTCCGCCGACCGTATCGAGCGCAGCACGCTCTCCATCGTGACCGGCACGGTTGGCGTCGGCTCGACAACGACGAGCATTGTGGCCTCGGCCACCTCGCCGGTATCCGGCGTCAACGACCAGTTCAAGGGCCGGATAATGAATTTCGACAAGGATACAACGACGGTCGCCTTGCGCGGACAGAGCACTGACATCACAGCCTACACGCACGCAACGACGACATTCACTTGTACGGCGTTGACGACGGCCCCGGCATCTGGGGATTTATTCTCCATCACGTAACATGGCCGCCATTACCCGCCTCGGTATAGATGGATATGGTGTCAAGCGCGCCGGCAGTTTTGCTGGGAAAGAGGCTTCTGGCGCAGCGCCCGCCGCTAAGGTCCGGCCGCCGTTAACACGGTTGCACACTGGGAAACTGTTGCCTTGATGGTCAGAATTGGGCAGATGCCGCCATCGGCGGCGGAACGTCGGAACGGCTGGGATGCCGACAGCCTGACGGCCTATCTCAAAAGCCGTGACATCGCGGCGGCGAGGATCATCAACAACGATCCCGGCGCCAGGGCGCCGCGTCGCCCGGCAAGCGTCAATCGTGGCAAGTATCGGAAACTGGATCATTGGAAACGGCGATGACGGACAAGTTGCAAATCGGCGAATATCTCGAAACCGCGATCTGGCTCTCGGGCACCGAGACACAGGAAGATCATCGGCGGTTTTCCGCCGATGTCAGGGCCGCATTCGAGGCCATCGAACGGCAGGCCAGCATCGTCATCGGCCCCATTGAAGTCGCCATCAAGCGGCCGGGTGAAGATAGGGTGCCTAGCGTGCCGCCGCACATCGCAGGGCCGGATGTCCGGTTGCTCGTAGCGAATGCCATGATCGTTGCGCGCCGGCCAGAGAATACGCCGCTGGTCAAGACGAGTTTTCTCGCCGATCTCGATCCGCCCGATCTCGCGCGCCTGCGGGCGTTGACGAAAGCCGGCTGGCGAAAGGCTCATCCGAAATCGAAGCCGCTCAACGACGAGCAGGCCGACATCGTGATCGAAACGCTTGGCCCGGAAGCGGCCATGAACGCGGTGCGTGAGGCGGTGAACAACAGGACGGTGCATTGAGGGCGCTGGCCGTTTTCCATGGCTTCGGGGATCATCCGTTGTCATGGCTGCTGCACAAGGATTTCCGCCACGTATTCGTCGTTCTGGAAAGCGAAGGGGATTGGATTTTGATCGACGGGCAAACCGGATTGCCGACCGTCAAGGCGGTGGCCCGCGCTGATTACGATCTGGCCGCGTTCTATCGTTCCGAGGGGCTGATTGTGGTGGAGATAGAGCGCGGGCGGCAAACGGTACGCTGGCCCTGGGCGCTGGCCAACTGTGTCGGCCATTCCAAGGCCATGCTCGGTATTCGGGCGCCGTTCTGCTGGACGCCGCGGCAACTGTTCAAGAGATTGACGAGGACATCATGAGTAGTGTTTTTTCCCCCCAAGGGCCGACTACCTATTCGGACGGGACGCCCATATCATCCGACGGTCGCTTTCCGACCACCTTTGCCGAGTTTTTGAAGGGGCACAAGACCAGGAAGCGGTACTACGGCGCGGGCAGCAAGAGCGAGGGCAGCAAGAGCGAGAACAAGCTCGGCCAGCCTGACAGCAAGCCGGAAAGCGGCGGCGGTACTTCTGGCGATCCCAGCAAGACCGGCGGATCGTTGCTTGGGGGATGACATGAACATTTTCCCAGGTTTTTCCAGTCCGAAGCCACCACCACCACCACCGCCGCCGCCTCGCGCCGACGATCCGGCCATCGCGGAAGCCCGCGAGAAACAGCGCCTTGCGGATTTGCGGCGATCCGGCCGTGCCGCGACGATCCTGGCCGGCGACGATGACGATCTCGGCGATCCGCTGCTCAGTCAGCCCGCGGCCGGCGGCTCGCTCCTGTTGGGTGGATAAATGTCCGAAGAACGCGCCAGAGAGATATTGCGCCGCCGCGATGCCCAGCGGCGCATCCGCTCGACCTGGCTCAATCACTGGGATTCCCTGGCGACCGTGATGCTTCCCAATCAGGGCGGCTTCCTGACACAGTTCGTCGAGGGCGAGCGCAGGACCGATGAAATCTTCGACGGCACGCCGATGCAGGCGGCGCGGACGCTGGCCAATGCCAATGCCGCCATGCTGCGCCCGCCGGAGTTCTTCCGCATCAAGGCCGATGTGGATGGTGGGGAAACCGACGAAGGCCGCGATTGGCTGGCCGATACCGAGGAACGAGTGCGGGGTGCGCTTGATTATCCGCGCGCGCGCTATCGGCAGGCGACGGGCGAAACCGATCTATCCCTTGTCGTGTTCGGGACCGGCTGCATGTTCATCGGCGAGGGCAAGCGGCTCAATCATCTGCTGTTTCAGTCCGTCCCGTTGCGCGAAGCCATGCCGGCCTTCGACGATGAGGGTAACGCCAATTCCATGTTCCGCGAGCGGCGGATGGCCGTCCGGCAAGCCGCCAGCCTGTTCGGCGAAGATAATCTCGGCGAGCGCGGCAAGACGCTACTCCGCAACAAGAAGCCGGACGACAAGCTCGATTACGTCCATGCGGTGATGCCGCGTGAGGAAGGCCGCGATACCGCTAGGCTGGCGCGTAACCTGCCGTTTTCATCGACCTGGATCGAGGTCGATAGTATCGAAGTGGTGAGCGATAGCGGCTTTCACGAATATCCATTCGTGGTGCCGCGCTGGGATACCAGTTCGGGCGAGGACTATGGCCGCTCACCCGGCATGATCGCCCTGCCCGATGCCAACACGTTGCAGGCAATGGGCGATACATTCCTGGAAGCCGGCCAGCGGGCGGCTAACCCGCCGTTGATGGCCCCAGCCGATGGATCGTTTTCCGAGGTCAATGCCTATCCCGGCGGCGTGACCTATTACGATATCGAGACGGCGACGGCCATTCGCGGCAACCCGTTCTTTCATTTGGAGACTGGTGCCAACCTGCCGCTGACGCGCGAGATGCAGCAGGACATTCGCAACAGCGTGTTCTCGGCCTTCTATCGGAACGTCCTCAACCTGCCGGTCGGCGGCCCGGAGATGACGGCCACCGAGATCATGCAGCGCCGCGAGGAATTCATCCGCGAGATTGGTCCCGTCTTTGGCCGGCTGGAAAGCGACTACACCTCGCCAATGATGGATCGGGTGTTCCGCATCATGCTCCGGGCCGGCGCCTTCCTGCCAATTCCTCGCGCGTTGCTGGGCAAGCATGTCCGTCTCGAATACGAAAGCCCGATCCGCAAGATGAGGAAGCAGATCGAGGCCGCCGCTGCCCGCGTCTGGGTTGCCGAGATGCAGCAGCTCGCGCAATCCCGACCCGACGCGCTCGATCTGATCGACGTTGATGAATATGGCCGCTTTGTGGCCGAGGCCGGATCGATCCCGCATAAGATTGTCGCCGGCAAGGAAAGGGTCACGGCCCTTCGGGCGCAACGCGCCAAGCAGCAGCAGGATATGATGCAGATGCAGGCGGCGGCGGGCATGGCGGAAGCCGCTGGCCGCGCCGCTCCAGCACTGAAAGCCATCGGCGACATGACGAAGCAGGGGGCACCGAAGGCCGCATGACTTGGTGGCCCTTCCGGCGCCGCGTATTGCCGCCACCGGACCTTATCGCCTTCCTGTCCGAAATCTCCCGGTCCTGGCCGCCGAACTACGGCCCGGAGAACCGCTATGCGGATTTCCGCCAACTATTCCTGGGTAGCGAACAGGGCCAACGCGTCCTGCAACAGATCGTGGTTTGGTCGAACCTTTGGCGGCCGTCTTTCGTCAAGGGCGACCCCGGTCTCACGGCCTTCCATGACGGCCAACGCAACCTCGGGCTGACGATCCTGGCCGCGCTGCACAATGAACCCAAGCCCCGACCCTCACGGGTCACAACCAAACCAAAGGATGAATGATGGCTGATGAAACTCCGACACCGGCACCGACACCCTCGCCAGCGCCAGCACCAAGCCCCTCTCCGGCTCCCACTCCAAGTCCTGCGCCAGCGCCAGCGCCGTCGTCGGCTCCTGCCCCGGACCCGAAAGCCGCCGATTGGCGCTCCGGTATCACCAAGGCCGAACTGAAAGAACACGCCGGCCGCTTTGCGTCCATCGACGCCCTGACGGAAGGGCACCTTGAACTGCGGAAGAAGCTCAGTACGGCCATCGTGCCGCCGGGCAAGGACGCCAAAGCGGATGAGATCGCGGATTACCGCAAGCGTATCGGCGTCCCCGAGACGCCGGATGCCTACAAGTTCGATATGCCCCAGGGCGTCGAGGCGACCGACGGCGACAAGGCATTTCAGGGCGTCATGGCCAAGACCTTCCATAGCCTCAATGTTACTGCCGAACAGGCATCGGGCCTCAATAAGGCATGGAACGAACAGGTCACATCGATGCGCGCTGCTCAGATTGCCGCCGACAAGCAGAATGCCGAACGGACGACGGCCGCGCTCAAAGCCGAATGGGGCGCCGATCACGACGCCAACATGGCCCATGCCGGCAGGGCGGCGAAGGTGTTCCTGGGGGGCGATTTTCAGGCCGCCCGCCAGATACAGAGCGCCGATGGCCACTATGTGCTGGACCGCCCTGAGTTCCTGAAGATGTTCGCCAAACTCGGCCGCGAAATGGGCGAGGATGGCTTGCGAGGTTCCATGACCGACGCCGAACGTTCCACCGCTTCCGAGGAGATCGCCGCTCTCGACAAGGCGTTTTTCACCGCTCGGGACAAAAACGACCGAATTGAGGCCGAGCGCATCGACGCCAAGCGTCAGGCCGCCTACGCCAAAATGTACGGCAATTCTCCTATTGTCGGCACCGCCGGTCGTACTGTATAGTCCTCCCGTCGTCAGGCTCCCGCCCGCAAGGACGCCCCGGACGACCTGCCTACCGCAGACCTAAGCCCCGGCCATTTCCCGGATGCGGCCCCGCCATATGCGGCTCCCCGCCCCCGGCCACAGCCGGCCTCCCTGACGGACTGCCTGTTCTGAAACCCTCGCTATGAGGAACAGGCTCTATGAGCACTTCAATCGATACGGCCTTCATCAAGCAATATGAAGCCGAGGTGCATCACGTGTTCCAGCGGCAAGGCTCGCTGCTGTTCAACACCGTGCGCACCAAGACGAGCGTGATCGGCAGTTCGACCACGTTCCAGAAGATCGGTAAGGGCGTGGCGACCACCAAGGCTCGCCATGGCCAGATCACGCCGATGAACCAGACCCACACGGCCATCGAATGCACCCTCTCCGACTTCTATGCCGGCGATTGGGTGGACAAGCTCGACGAGGCCAAGACCAACATCGACGAGCGCAACGCCATCGCTACCGGCGGCGCCAATGCGCTCGGCCGAAAGATCGACGACCAGATCACCACCGTTCTGAATGCCACGACTCTCACCACCATCACCGTCACCGTCACGTCGGCGGGTGCGGTGCGGGCCGGCGTCCTGGAAGCGGTCAGCGATCTGTTCGAACAGGACGTGCCGAACGACGGCCAGGTTTACGCGGCCGTCACCGCAAAGTTCTGGGGCCGCCTCATGGCGGTTCAGGAATTCTCGTCCCAGGATTGGGTTGGACCGGATCGGCTTCCCTTGCGGGAAGGCGCCCCGATCGGCACCTTCAAGAACTGGGGCGGGGCAATGTGGACCATGCACACCGGCCTGCCGGGGGCCACCACGTCGGCCGCCAACGGGTACGTCTGGCACAAGAACTCTGTCGGCTACGGAGCCGCCAAGGCAGCCGGCAACATCGCCGGCAACGGCATGGTGTCAGCCGATATCACCTGGCACGGCGACCGAGCCGCTCACTTCGTCAATCACCTGATGAGTGGCGGCGCGGCAATGATCGACACGACGGGCGTCATCGAAATGGTTTCGGATGACACCGCCGCGGTCGCCAGCACGTAAAGGAGGGCAAGCAAATGGCAACTCTCAATGTTTCCTACATGCACGCCGAACTTTCGGTTGGTATCGACGTTACCAAGCAGACGGCTGGCACGACCAACGATTTCACCGGCGGAGAATGGCAGGCGGGATCGCAGGCGCGTGGCAGCGATGGCAGCCTATGGATGTACGCTCAGGCCAACGAGGCGGTTGCCTCGATCGGCATGGCCGTCGCCATCGACGAAACGGGGCAGATGCTCAAGCTCACCGCCGCTCTGGCGCTGGCGGGCCACCGCATCGGCTTCGTGCAAGCAGCCTTCCTCGACAACGCGATGGGCTGGGTGCTCTTGGATTCGGGGCGTAGCAATGCCTACGTCCTCTATGCCTTGAGTTCCGCCGTGGCGGATATCATGCTGATGACCTCGGCTACGGCCGGGGCGCTGGATGATGCCTACACGACCTTCGTGCCGTTGCTCGGCGTCGTCCTGGTTTCGGCCGGAACGACGACGGTTGCTTGCACGGCGATCATCCGTGCGCCGGTCCTGGCGTATCTGCGAACTTCCGGTGTCTGATCGGAAGGAAAGACTCGCTCAACTAGAGGCGGAGATGCTTCGGCGTCTTCCGCCTCTGGCCGAGCAGCAAGAATGGAATATGCAGGCGCGGACTATCTGCTCCGATGTCGTAATTGCCCGCAATATCGGATACGCGCTGCACAGGGGCTTCCCTGAATTTTCCGAGATCGTTCCGGCGCATGATCGCACAGTTTCGATCTGCGGCTCGGCGCCATCGCTTAAGTGGACGCTCGGCGATTTGACGGGCGACATCTGGGCCTGTAACGATGCCGGCTGGTTCCTGATCGAACATGGAATTACCCCCAAGTACGTCATGGTGTGGGACCCCCAGCCGCTGGTCATCGATTGCCTGCGGCGGACGCACCCGGACAGCATCTATCTCGTCGCGTCGATGTGCGATCCCTTGGTATTCGATATGCTGGAACAGCGCGGCTGCCAGGTGATGATCTGGCATCCATGGTTCGGCGACAGCCTGCCGATCTCGGCTTGGCTTGGCGCCTTCAATGCCAAGTCCAGCCTGCTAGTCGGCTTCGGCCTGCCGACGAAAGACCCGACCGAGGTCATGGGCACCAGCGCGGCCGTCACACGCTCTATGCAATTCGCGCCCATGATGGGCTATCGGCGGATGCACGTATTCGGCGCCGATTCCTCATGCGAGGCCGGGGTTGTCCATTTCGACGATCTCGCAATCGACAAGGATCAGTATCGTGAGGACGTGACCATCTTCGGCAAGACATTCATTTCGACGCCGCAGATGATCCGGCAGATAAGGGAATTCGATTCGTTGATGAAGATGCTGATCGCCGATGGCTGCAAGATCACGATACACGGCAATGGCGCCATCCCATGGATTGCCATGCTGCGCGGTTGGCATGTTTGCAACGTCCAGCCGCTGGTTGGAGCCGTTGCCTGATGTGGTGCTCCGTCTGCCAGCCATTGCCGTGTCAATGCGATCGGCCAAGACGGCTACGCAATACATCGAAACGATCGAAGCCTCGTAAACCGAAAAGCGTTCGCAAGAAATCCCGGCGCCGGCCATGATCGTCAAGATCGGCCCCGATGTAACGCTGTATCGGGGCAACTCAATGGACCTGATGCCGAAGCTCGGCCGATGCGGTGCGATCATCACCGATCCGCCGATCAAAATCTATCATAGTGATTCGCGCCTGTTCCTACACCATACGCCATGGCTCGATATGGCGCGGGCCATGGCCCCCACGGTTATCTTCACGGTATCCGGCGAGGTGGCGGGCGAGTTCCCGAAGCCGGACAGGATTGTGACGTGGCGCTGGGGCACTGCAGAGACGGCGATTCTGGTATATGGTTCGGCCGACTTGCCGGATGTTTTCGAGGAACAGTGGCCGCACCGCGAGGCGTTCGGACACGGCAGTTGCAAGCCGTTGATGTTGCTGGATAGACTGGTCGCCGGGACATCGGGCGTGGTATTCGATCCCTTCATGGGATCGGGGACAACGGGAGTGGCGTGCATGAGGGCGAGGCGGCCGTTCATTGGGTGCGAGATCGATCCGGCGCATTTCCAGATGGCAGAACGACGAATCAGAGAGGCGGAGACATGAAGAACTCTGTTGCTCGGGCTTATCCCGGTGGACTGACCTATGACGACCCTAATCTGGTGATCGCGCACCCCATCATCACGCTACGCCCCGCCATCATCGATGATGCGTCCCTGCTGTTCGCTTGGCAGCAGCACCCGGACACTCGCCGCTACGCCCGCGATACGAAGCCGCCGGCCTGGCCGATGCACATTCAATGGCTGGCCCACGTGCTGATCGACCCATTGCGAACGCTGTACGTGATCGAACAGAAGGGCTATCCGGTCGGCTGCTTGCGGCTGGACACAACCGAAGAGGACACCGAGATTTCCATCGTCATCGCGCCGGGACGGCACCGCGAAGGCTTGGGCAGGGCGGCACTGACGGAATTGCAGCGTCGGCATCCGCAACTATGGCTGGCCGCTGAGGTTCTGCCCGATAACGTCGCTTCGCACGCGCTTTTCCAGTCCGCCGGTTTCTATCTATTGCCCGGTGAGAACTGGTATATCAGCAATCCAACCGTCAACAAGGAGTCACCATGCCAGACTACCGTTGCAACCACCAATATCTGACGCCATCGACGACGCAGCCGTTTCAGACGCATTGGGAATATGCGACTATCCTGCCGTTGGCCGACTGCTTGCACGACAAGTTCTTCATCGGCGCCTGGAGCAATCTCCGGCCTGGCGATCTCGTGCATTTCTGCCGCTACCAGGATCGCCTGCCGACGCAGGATCGGGATACGGTGTTGCTTGAAGTCGCCGCCGCCCGTGTCATTGCGTCAACTCGTGAGGCGGTGCCGCTGTTCATCGTATCGCCCGTCCAGTCCATCGGTGTGCCCGTCATGCCCAAGGCGCACGTCGTCGAACCGCGCCCGCCAGGCTTCATCGACGGCGATGGCCGCGCCGAGTGGAAGGGGCCTGTTCGCAAGTGGTGCGTCTTCGTCGAAGACCGCGAGGTTGCGAACGGTATCGACAGCCGGGACACGGCTCAGGCCATGGCTCGCGGCGACATCCCGCTCGCCCAGCCGGAGAAGGCGGCTTAGGCCGTGCCTACCGTCGTCGAGGTCATCAACGTTGCCTTGCGGTTGATCGGCGCTAGCCGCATCGCGTCACTGACGGATGGCTCGAAAAACGCCAACGTGGCGGCAGACATCTATGAGAGCACGCGCGATGAATTGCTCGCTGGTCATCCCTGGAACTTCGCCACCAAGCGGGTCGAGCTGGCGCGGGAAGTGACGATACCGGCATTCGAATTCAGTTACCAATACACTCTGCCGGCCGACTGGATTCGCACGATCACGCCGCATGACAACGATGCCGGTGTCGGGACGCTGATCTACAAGGAAGAGGATGGCAAGATCAAGACCAGCGCCGAGCGGGTGTTCCTGCGCTACGTCTATCGTCTCACCGACGCCAATGCGATGACGGCCGATTTCCGTCGCGCCTGGTCATCGGCGCTCGCCCGCGATTTCGCTCTGCCGATAGCCCAGAGCGGCACGCTGCAAGACAGATTCGAGAAGATCGCCAAGAACAATCTCTTCAAGGCCAAGTCCACGGATGCACAGGCCGGGACGCCGGACAAGCGGCCGAGGGGTTCCTGGGTTACGTCGCGCGGCGGCAGGTGGCCGCGCAGCGAAACCGGATGGTAGGGATAAGTGAGCCGGGTAAACCCCTATATCCCGAGCTTTAACGCTGGGGAATTATCTCCTAGGCTGCATGGCCGGACAGAGTTCCGCAAATACCATGCTGGGCTGGAAACCTGTCTGAACCTCATTCCGCTGGCTGAGGGCGGCGTGATTCGCAGGCCGGCATCGCGCTATGTTGCCGAAGTCATAAATTCCGCCGTGCATGGACGCTTGCGGCGCTTCGAATTCTCGACCGAGCAAGCCTATGTAGTGGAATTCGGTGCTCGTTTCCTGCGGTTTTTCCGCTTCCAGGGCCAGATCATCGCCGCCAACACCGATGCGGCGATCACAAACGGAACGTTCCCGTCTGGTATCACCGACTGGGACAGCCTATCGAACGGCACGGGAAGTATCGCCTGGGATTCGGCGAACAGCGATATGGAATTGCGGGCGCAGGGCGTCGGGAACGAGGCTATAGCCCAACAGGATGTCACGCTGACAACTACCGGCATCGCGCATGTCCTCAGATTCCGCGTCAAGGGTATCCAGGGCGATGAAATCAGCGTCCGCATCGGCTCGACGAGTGGGGGCGGGGAACTGCTGGCGGCTACTGTGAAGAAAGTAGGCCGTCATAGCGTTACGTTCACGCCGGCCGTGTCGCCGTTCTATGTCCAGTTCGTCAACGCGATGAACAAGACGGTATCGATCGACAACGTGACGCTGATAGACAATGCCGGCGTCGAAATCGGCTCGCCATGGGAAGAAGCCGACTTGCATCAGATCGAGGGGCCTCAGTCCGCCGACGTGCTCTATTGCTTTCATCCAGACCATGCAACACACAAGTTGAAGCGCCTCGGCCACACTACATGGTCGCTTGAGGAAGTCGAGTGGATCGACGGTCCATATTTGAAACAGGGG